TGCGTGCGTCCGGGTCGCGCTCCATCGCCTCGATCGCGCCCTGAAGGTTTGGCGCTTGCGTGGCTGCGATGACGACTTCGGCGACCTTGCCGGCCGCTTGGACGTTGCGTTCCGACACGGCGCCGCCGCTGCCGAACAACTTGCCCAATTCGGGCAGCAGCGATACCAAACTAGGCAGGAGCGCGGAGAGGACGGGGGCCATGAGTTTGCTTGCGGTAGGTTGCGGTGCGGGCGGAAAACTTGGGAAAACTTTTCCCGGCGGCAAATTTGGGGCTGGCGGCAAATCGAAGCCCGCAAATGCGTCGTTGGGGCGCGTGTCGACCGGATCGACAGGTTTCGGGGATGTGTCGATTCCGGGCGGCATGGTGAACATGGCGCGCTCGCGCTGCCGGCGACGCGTCAGTCCTTCCACGACTGCGCCGTCATTCTTGTTCCAGCTCAGGAACTGGTCGGCCGCGCCAGCGTAGTCGCCGGCATTCAGCAGTCGCAGCAGCGTGGATCGCGTCAGCGCGCCAAGGCCGACGTTAAACGCGAACGACACCAGCGCGTCGAACTGCGACTGCGACAGCGGCACCGTGACCAGCCGGTCAACCGCGCCTTCCGTCTCGGCGACTTCGCGGCGCAGCATCTCGTCGGCGCGCTCGCGGGTGACGGTCTGCCCGAGTTCGATCGGCGTGCCGTCTTCCCAGCGCGTCGAGCCATAGCCGATGGTGACGGGCTTGCCGTCGCGCGAGCCGGGGTCGGGGTAGGCGCGGTCGCGGAAGCCTTCGAACTCGCGCAGAAGTTCTAGGCCACGCTCGGACAGGCGCATTTACGTCACTTCTTGCCGTTGATGTCGGCCCGCAACGCGCGGAGTTCGTCGCGAATCTCGCGAAACAGCAGCGCCACGTCCTGCTTCATCGCTTTCGTGTCCTCGTCCTGCCGCACGTCGCGCTGCGCCTGCGCTTGCTTGTGTTCCTCCAGCACGACTAGGCGCGACTCCTGGCGGATCATGTACATGCCCAGCGCGCCGGCCAGCGACAGCGTGGTCAGGATGTGGGCGAGGTTGATGCGCTTGTCAAAAGTCCAGTGCGGGCGGCTGTCGTCGTCGTGCTGGCGGGGTGGCATGGCTACTGTCCAAGTAGGCTGTTGATGCCGACGCCGCCAAGCAGCCCACTACGGGCGGCGGCAGCAGCACGGCGGGAATTGGCGTCGTCAACGTAACGCGACAGGTCGCCGAGCAGCCCTTGCGCCTGCGGGCCGCGCGTGAGCAGCATCGAACCGATTTGGTCGCGCACCGGCTCGGGCATCACGGTCCTGCCGTACAGGTTGCGGATGGCCGACATAGCGCCCAACGGGTTGCCAATTTTCAACGCTGTGCCGGCGTCGACTGCGTTCGCCATGAACGCCGCGCCCTCGTCGTCCATGCGTGCTTGACGCGCCGCTGTCTGCGAGCCGCGCCCGACTGTCTCCAGCGACTTCTTGCGCGCTTCCTTGGCGACTTCGGCGGCGAACTCCCGATAGCTGCGAAGGTCCGGGAAGATGGCTTGCAGCCGATCGCGGGTCGCCGGCTCCTTCCACATCTTGAGCACTTCCGTCTGCCCGCCCTCGCGGCCCAACTTCTCGCGCAGCGATTCCATCGCGCCGATGCGAAACGCCTGCCGCTCCGCGTCGCCCATGCCGTCGGTCAGTGCGTCGATCTTCCAGCCAGGTTTCGTAATGACCTGCGAGCCGAGATTGGCAGCGGCGCGCAGTTCCGACGGGCCGGCATAGACGTTGCGCGCGGCTTCGTACAGGCTGCGCCCGGTGTCGTCGCGCGTTGCGTCGTCCACCTTTGCCACGATGTTGCGGCGCAGGTTCTTGATGGCGTTGCCGATCTCGTTAAGGCGCCCCGTTTCCGGGTTGATGTTCGCCTGTTCCATGTCGTACAACTGGCGCTTGAGCGTGTCCAGTTGCCCGAGGTTCACGGTCGGCGGCGGGTTCTTCTGCGTGAGCGAGTTCGACAGGTTCATCGGCGTGCGTCGGGCTTCCATCACCCGTTTCAGCGCATCGTCCAAGTCGAACGGCTGGCCGTTCAAGTCAGCCAGTCGGCGCGCATCACCGAACGCCGGGCGTGCGCGCACAAGCAAGTCGGCGAGGTCGTCGCTCACCGGCACTTCCATCGTGCGCAACTGCTGGTAGATGGGGCCGGCAGCCTTGGAGCGCGCCTCGTCCAGCCCTTGCAGCGTTTGCGACAGGCGCATCCCGCCCGTGCCGAGTCCCTTCTCTGCCGCGTCAATCAGACGGCCCGCACGCCCTGCCTGCTGCGCGCGGATAGCCTTTTCAACGTCGTCGCCGGTACGCCCCGGCATCGTCGCCATCGTGTCCAGTAAGTCGCGCGTGTTCTTGCCGCCCGCCACCGCCAGCGTCGCGTCATCGCCCAGCGTGTCTAGGCGTGCGGCGGTCTGCCCGGTCGTTCTGCCGTCTCGGGTCAGCGCAGTTGCCACGCGCTGCTTGGCGAGGTCGTCGGCCGTGCTGGCGACGCGCCGCGCGAAACTGCCGCCGATACCCGTGTCGCGCAGCCGGTCCTGAACGATGCGCGAGTTGCCGGCACGCGCGACCATATTGCTTCCAAGCGCGCCGCCGCCTTGCCCGATGGCGTTGACGGTGCCGCCCGTGATTGCGCCGAACGCGCCGCCGGTCAACATGCCGAACGGCACTTCCTCCATCGTCTCCGCGCTGCCAGCACCGCCGAGTGCGCCCGATCCGCCGCCGGCCAGCGTAGCGGCGCCGATACGCCCCGCCGTCGTTGCGGGAGCCAGCATCGGCGCGGCGGGCGCAAGCCGCCCCAGCCCGACGCCCGTCGCCAACGCGCTACCGACTTGCAGCGCAGGCGACAGTACCGGGTTGTCCTTTTGGAACTGATCGGAGCCGCCGCGCGCCACGTCCCGATACCGCGTGTACAGGTCGCCGAAACCCATGCCGGGATTGCGCCCGGTGAGCTTGTCGACGCCGGCCGCGACCGCGCCGCCGAGTTCGTCCGCGAAGCCAAACAGCGGCCCTTGAGCGGCGTTGATGAAAGCGCGGCCGGCCGTGGGCATCTTGGCGCCCTGCGCTTTGATGCCGGGCTGAGTGTCCAACCCCTTCGGCGCGGGCGCCTGCTGCGCCACCATGCGCTTTACCGTGGACTGGATTACCTCATCGGACGTGCCGTCGGGGAACTCCAGCCGCGTGCCATCGTGCAGTTCAGCGAATCGCGCCATGTCATTCCACCAAGTTGCCTTGCGCGTCGAACTTCAGCACCGCGCCGGGACCGCCCGGAGTGGGCCGCGCAGGCGCACTAGGCGCAGCCCGCGCGCCACCGAGAACGCGGTCAATGTTCGGGGCCGCCGTGCCCGCACGGATGCGCGCGGTTTCGATGACCTTTTGGAGCCGAGCCTGTTTCTCGGCAATCGTTGCCGGCTTGTCGCCGATCTGCGGGAAGTAGGACTTAGATAGCCCGGCTAGCTGCTCCTTGGTGTACGCCGCGCCCGTCGCCAGCGTTAGCGCCGCATCCAGCGCGTCCAATTGCGCCGCCTCGACGCGCTGCCGATCGACAGGCGTCATCGCATTGGCCGCCGTCTCGCTAACGCTGCGAACCATCGACTGCACCACCGGCGGCGTCGCAGCACCAGGGTTCTTGCTGGTAATGGCAGTCAGCGTCCGCAGCGCATCTTCCATCCGCACCGCATATCCAGCCGACTTGTTTTCGTCCTCGGTCGGCTTGGCGCCCACTTTCGGGGGCGCGGCAAGTCCGGTCGGGATGGGCGGGCCGCCACGGTTCGACGGCTGAAACAGCATTTCCTTGCCGTCAGGACCGACGCCCGAGAACGGCGCTCCATAGCTAACCGTCATGCTGGCCGGCGGCTGGCGGTAGTTCAGCGCGGCGATGCGCTCATCCAGCACCTTGCGGTCCGGGCTTCCGGGCGGCAGCAGGTTGCGCGCTTGGATGAGCTTTTCGATCTCAGTCGGCGCAGGCGGTTTCGGCGGTTCCACGAACGGACGAAGCACCGACGGATCGCGCCCGCCAGTGGCCGCGAACGCTTGCAGCGAATCGGGCGTGAACTTCGACGGGTCGATCTTGGCGTACGGGCTGTCCTGCTGGAGCGACTTCTCGACTTTCATTGCCTGCCCAGGAAAGCCGGCGCCGTACAGGTTGTCGATGTACCGCTTGCGATCGAACTGCGCGGGCGTGTCCTTCACCGGCAGATACGGGTTGTTTTCGTCCCCGACGCCGGGCATTGCAGGCGTGTACGCGCCGCGCGCCGCTTGCTGCAAAGCGTCCTCTTGCGCACGCCTGCGTTTGCGATCCTCGGCGCCTTCCTGCGCTTCGGACATCCGCAGGCCAAGCATTTGACGCTGGATGTCATCCTGCGCCATCTGCCGCTTGAGCATCTGCGCCTGCATCGCCTGCTGCGAGAATGCCTGCATCGCAGGCCCGATACCGCCGCCGAGTTGACGCGGCGTCAGCAGCGCGCCGCCCATGCCGAGCAGGCCCATCGCCAGCGGGTCGGGGCTGTAGCCCCCGTCGAGAAGTCCAGCCATGTCTTACCTCACCGGGGGGAAGATGCTGCGCGCCATCCCAGCGCCAAGTGCAGCGCCACCGGCCCCCGCGAGCCACGAGTTCGGAGCCTGGATGTTCTGCGTCTGCGTGCCGGTGCCCGTCGTCTGCGAGCCGAACGCGGGATTGATCGCGTTGCCGTAGAACTGGAGCGCGCTGAACGGGCGCTGCCAATCTTGCGTGCCCATGTTGTAAAGGTTCTGCGCGTTGTTCGTGGCGAACTGCCCGAACCCGAGCGACGCGCGCGAAGCGTTGTCCTGCGCGCTGCGCTCCTGGTTGTAGTTGTTCGCGAACAGGTTCGACATCGTGGCGCCCAGCGAGTCGCCGAACGCACGGTCCTGGTTGCCAAGCGTCTGCCCAAAGGCCGACTTGCCAAGCACCGAGTTGCCGTCGTTGTTGAACGCCGAGAATGTGCCGGCCCGCGTGCCCGTCGCGTATGCCTCGCCCATGCGGTCGCCGATGTCGCTCGCCACTTGGTTAAGGTACGGGTTGCTGTTGAGCATCCCGCCACCGATGACGTTCTGCTGCTGCGCGCGCGCCGCGTTCACCAACGGGTCGCCTTGCGTCGCGGTGTTCGACAGCAGCCCGCGCCCGGTGTCCAGCGCGCTGTTCGTCTGGAACTGCGGCAGGTACGACATCATGCCGGCGCGGTTCACGAAGTCCGACGCGTGGCCTTGCAACCACGGCGCGAGCCCCTGCGTGTTGCTTGACGACGTGCTCTGCGACGAGTTCATGTCGCCATTGCCCGCGATGCCCGCCACCGCGCCGAGTCCTGCGCCCAGCAGCGTCGGATTGGACAGCAGCCGCGACCAGTCCGTCGCACCGCCAGCGGCCCCGGCGGCGCCTGCCGCGCCAGCGGCCCCCGCGATGCCCGGCAGCGTCTCGGCCGCGCCCGCGCCCGCAATGGCTGCACCGATTCCCGGCGTCATCGACGAGCCGGCAGTGGCCGCAGCCGGGGCCGCAGCCGCACCGCCAGACGCCGCCGCACCGCCACCCATCAGCGCAGGCGCGAGGAAGTTGCCCGCCAGCGCCCCGCCGCCCAGCACCAAGCCGGCCCGCAGCAGCGAGTCGTACCAGTTCGACGTGTCCTGCGAGAAGCCGCTGCCGAGGTTCTGCCCGCCCGCACCGTACTGCGTCCAGTCGACGCCGCCGCCATCGCGCGGGATGACGCTTTGCAGCGCACCGCCGCCGCCATCCCACACGTAACCGCCCATCGGATTCGACGGGTCCATCAGGTACGCGCCCGGCACCGTGGTCGGCGTGGACGTGAAGCCCTCGGAGCCGCCGCCGGTCTGCTGGTTGAAGGTGTACGCGTTCTGCGGGTTGATGAGCCGCAGCATTTCGTCGTAAGTCATCTCAAGTCCTCAACTGCTGCCAGCCGGTCGTCGTGCCGTCGGTGCCTTCAAACACGTAGATCATCTGCTTCGCTGCACCGCCGTCCGTGCGCTGCCACAGGTCGCCCCGGTAGCCAACGATGCGGTTCTCGGGCGTGCCCGGCCCGCGGCCTATTCGGCGCGTCAGGTCGTTCAGTTCCGCCACGATGTCGCGCATGACTTCCTGCACCTCCAGCGGAAGCGCGTCGATGCGGCCCTCGATGTTGACGCGGCTCATCGCTTGCCACTCTTCGGCATGCCCACGCGGAAGCCCGTCGCCTCGTAGCGCCCGGTTTGCGTGAACTTGACGCGATGCCAGCGCGCGTTATGCGACAAGTCGTACTTGCCGTCTACGCGGTCGTTTGTCGTGCGAACCGTCAGCGCCTCGTCCAGCGTGTCGCGCGTGGAGTGCGTCGCGGTCGAGGTCGTGGGCGTCGATAGGTAGCGCACGCGCGCCTGCTCAAGCGTGAACCCTTCATCGTCGTCGCCGATGTCGCCCGTCGTGAATGACGATTCGCCCGGCGTGCCGCCCTGCTTCTTAACCGTCAAATCCGCCGACGCGACCCAGCCAATCTGCAACGGCCACGACGTGTCGCCACTCGGCGCTTCGGGAGACGGCGCAGTGCGCCCGACGATCCAAACCGGCTGATATGCGGCGACCGTCGAGTAGCCCCAGCGGTCAGTGTCAGGGTGGTACGACACGACGTAGCTGGTGATGTCACCGGGGAACTTGATGACAAACCGGACCAGTCTGTTTACCGGATCCCACACCGCGCGAGCGTAGTAAAGCGCCGTGCCTGGAAAGACCGCTAGCCGGTTCATCCAGCCCCACGGCGCGCTGCGGATGCGCTCGACCGCATCGCCGGCCCACCGATAGACGCCGTCCTGAGCAATCCAGTACAGCACGCCATTGGCCTCGCAGATAGCGTCGTGTGCAATCAGCCCGACGTTCGTGCTAACCACCGGCCACGAAAACGTATTGGCCGCCGCGCCGACGTACTGCCCGCGATAGAACGACGTGCCCTTGAACGCGAGAATGTAGTCGCGCCACGCAATCAGACGCACGATCGGACCGGGTGTTGCGGTCAGCGTGCCGCCCGCCGCCTGCGTCGCGATGTCCACCGCCCAATCGGTGTAGTCCTCCAACGCCGAGCAGCGCCAGCCCGCCGCGTCCGTCGAGCCGCCGCCGCCAAAGTTGGCGATGACCACGAAGTTTCGGTTGCACGCGATCGTCGTCGCTTGCGGGGCGCCCGACACGTTGGAAAACGCCGTCGTGCCGATTTGCGCGGTGCCCTGTAGCGGGTTGGCCGGATGGCAGGCAAGCGTTGCGTTACCAAACGACGCAAAGCGCCACGGCGACGCCGCAGACGCCGCCGCATAGCCGCCGCCGCTACGCGTACGATCCACGACCGACGTGGTCGCCGGCTCGATGTACTGAATCGTCGTCGTCGTGCAGAAAATTGTCCGCACGTTGCCGATCTGATCGCGGATGACATCGGTCGTCAGCGGCTCGGCGCCGAGCGTCACTGCGTAGTCCCCGGACGAACTCATCGAGAACTCGGGCGCATACCCACGCAGCGTCGGCCGCAGGTTCTCGACTTCCATCATCACGCCAGGGATCGTCGGGTCGCCATCCGGCGCCCAGGCCGCAATCGGAATGTTTGGCGTCACGACGAACCTCGAGGAACGCGAATCCAAACCTCCGCGTCACGCGGAATGCGCGTCCACTCCGACGGCGTCGGATCGGGCGGCGGATCGGGCGGCGTCACGACCGAGGCATCGCGCACCGTCAGCACGATCGACAAGTCGGCGTTGCCCGAGGCGTTGGACGCCCGCACGACGACTGTCTGCGTGCCGGCCGGCCCCGCAATGCTGGTCAACGTCACAACGCCCGTGGACGCGTTCACCGTCGCCCACGCCGGCCCCGATTGCTTGGTGAACGTCGCGGCTGGTACGCCGGGGTTCGTCACTTGCGGCGAAATTGTCGTGGTCGCACCGATGTTCACCGTCGCAGTCGGCGCGGGCTGCTCCCACACCGCTTTCTCGGCAAGCTGCGGGTCCTTCGTAAACCACTGCCCCTTTCCGCCCGACAACCGCGTCAGCCAGCGACCGCGCGAGAAGGTCGGCACAGGCGGCACTACCACGGGCGGCGTCGTCGTGTCCACCTCCAGCAAGTCCAGCCCCGTAATCGGCGGCGGGTTGGCCCGCAGTTGCGCTTCCGTCAGGTTCGTATTGGCGAACAGTTGCCAGTCGTTCGTCAGGTACTTGAGCCGCGAGAAGCCGCCATACAGCACGTTGACGCCCTGCGCGGGCGGCTGCGCCAGCACTTGCGACAAGTACCAATCCCATGAACAGCCGCCCAAGACGTTCATCAAATCGCGGTCATCCGGGCCGCCCGGGTCGTCAACGATGCGCCGCGCGAAGAAGCAGGACAGCGCGCCGACCCAACCCGACGGCACCAACTCGCGCGAGCCAAACGGGTGCCACTGCCAATCTCGCCACTGATTCGGGTTCGACGGGTTGCGCGTGTCGTTGGCGAGCGAGATCGCGCGGATAGACGAACCGCCGCCCTCATGGAAACGCCGGAAGTTCGGTTGCGGCATCGTTGACTGGTTGTTCTCCAGCCAATCGAACGGGTACACCACGTCGCCAAACTGGTCGCCGTAGTAGCCCGTTACCCATTGCCCGTTATTGAGCAGCCATAGCATCTGCTGATGCCGGGCGTGAATGCGGGAATTGACGGCGCTGTTCCCGAGTCGCGCCCGCGTGTCGCGCCACGGACGGCCAGCATCGGCCGCCGACAGCGCGGCTTGAGCGCCCGTCGCATCGCGCATCAAGTGCGCCCACGGCACGTACGATGTCCACCCGGACGGCTGCGCGGTCGTCTCGGGCGGCGACGCACCCGATCCCCAGCCTTGCAGCACTTCCAAGACGCCCGACGGGCCGTCGTGGAAAAGCGTGTTGTCGTCGCGGATGATCGCGATGTAATCGACGGCCATGTCAGACCGCCTTTACCGTGCCCGGAATCCAGCCGACCGCGCCCGTCGATGCGTCTGCCGTCTCGAAAGACGCCCGCAACGTGTCGGACACCGACAGCCCCGCAGGCAGGCCCGAAGTGATCAGCACGCGGCGCGATGTCGCATCGCCCGGTGCCGTGCCCGACTCTGCGGTCAGCGACGAGTAATACTCATACGTGCCGGTCGTGAACGGATCGCGGTTACGCGATACGACCGCCCGGATGGTCCCTTGCGCCGACGGCATCGAGCCGGTGCCGGTGGCCGGGAACAGGAATTCGTAAAGGAACGCAGCGTCGTCAGCGGCTTTCAGCACCAGCATGATGGCGCTGGCAGCAGGCGCCGTGTCGTGATTGACCGTGCCCGTCTGCGTCGTCGTCGCAGTGACTTTCTTGGTCGAGACGTGGCAGCCGATGAACGAGCCGTTTTGCACGTTCAGCCGCTCGGTATAGCCCGCCGGATTCACCGGCACGCCAAACCAACCGCCCGCGCACAAGATCACAAGGTTGTCGGTCTGCGCAAGCGTGCCGGTTGCCGATGTACTGGTGCTGGCCGCGCCGCTGCTGGTGCCCGTCACCGTGTTGGCAACGACGCCACTAGTCGGCACTTTCTCAACTTCGATCAGCATTCCGGTGAACCGGAAGTTGGTCGACGCGACGCCGTTGGTCGTAAACGGAATCGTGAAAGTTGGCGAGCCGGCCGATACGTTGACGCCGACTGCCGCACACACGTTCGGCAGGAAGTCGCCCGCGCTGCGCGTGTTTGTCGCGCTGCCCCAGGTCGCCGAGCCGCCAGACACGGTGCCAAGCAACGCCGCTTGATCGGTCGACTCGATGGCCGATCCGATTACGACGATCGTGCTACCGGCTGCGACTGAACTGTCGAACGACAGCGACAGAGGCGACGCTTGCCCCGTCAGGCTGAACGACTTGGCCTGCTTGACCGCAACGAGTTGGAACGGCATTACGCAACCCTCACAGCGATGGGCGCGGCGCCGTAAGCGATGCGTCGGCTGCGCGCTTTGGAATCCTCGATGAACTTCTGCACGTACGCCTCATGCTCACGCGCCGCCGCGTAGTCCTTGACCCAGCGATTCAGGTCTGCCATGCCGCACTCCACGTACACGTCCGGGTACTTGTCCAGCAGCCAGTTCGTGTCGGTGTCGTTCACCAGAGCGGGGATGCTTGCGTAGTAGAGGACGCGCACGTCAAGGTCGGTCTGCGTCGGGTAGATGCGGAACGACATGTCGGCAATGGTGTAGACGGGCACATGCGGCCGGTACGTGCGCTGCGCCATGCTCTGCAACTGCCACGGAGTGCGGTACTCCAGCGCGTCGTCGCCCGCATAAATCGAGCGGATCTCCTGGAAGTCGTCGGGCAACTCGGTCCACTCGGCGATGACCGTCGTGGTGGCAAGCTTCTCCATCTCCGGCAGACGCAACTCGCGCGATAACCGCTTAGTGGCAAGCTCCACCGCCGACGCGGCACGCCCCGCAACGTCGCTGCGGTTTATGCGCTCGGCAAGTTCTAGCCGCAACTCTAGGTAGTTGGTGATCGCCATGTCAGTCCGTCGCGTAGTTCATGCGCTCGTGCGCGCTGCGCCACGCGGGCGCCATCGGCGCGTCGGCGTAGGCGGGGAATCCGGGGATGCCCGCAGTCCAGTGCAGGATCTTTGCGTCGCTGGACGGGCCGTATTCGTCGCAAAGCCAATTCCACTGGAGCGGCAGCGAGCCAATCAGCGCGTCGGGCAGAAACCGCAGTTGCAGCAGCTCGGCGAGCGTCCAGCGCGCCACCGCTCCGGGCGTCATCTCGCGCCACGCCGGATGCGCGCAGTTGATGAGCATGAGAGACGCCCAGTTCTTGCGCGGGTAGTGCGAGTTACCCGCCTCCATCCGCGTGCCGATGTACTTGCGCTGATGGCGGCTCACGTAATCGTGCTTGACCACCTGCACCGCGTACTGCGGGTCGCGCAGCGCGTCGAGGTCGGCAAGGTCGCCACGGCACACCATGTCGGCGCCGTCCGCGAAGATCGCCGTGCCCGAGAAGTCGCAGAGCGCCGGGATGAGGAAGCGCGACATCGTGAAGCCGTTCGTGCCTTCCTTGAACGACTCGCGGAAAGCCGTTTCTAGCGCCGGCTTGTACAGCGGCATGAACTGCACGGGCACGCTGCTGTTACGCAGGACAGACGACGCAAACACCCACGTCCCGACTTCCTCGCGCGCGTCGTGGCCGGTAAAGAGGCGAATCACTCGGGCATGTCCTTGCTGACTACCGACACCGCGAAGCCACCCGGCATGCGTTGGAACGTGTACAAGTCGAACCGCTCCAGCAGCTTCGGCAGCCACCACTCGGGCGGCTCTTGGATCAGGTGCGCGTTCCTGCCGTCCGGCAACACCTTCGCCGCCGGCCCGCACGCCACCGTAAAGAACCCGATGCCCTTGGTGACGCGCTTGAGATCGTCCAGCACGTCATCCAGGCAGTCCGGTTCGATGTGCTCCAGCACGTCCACGCACGCCACCATCTCGGCCGGCGCAGGCGGGTCCGAGAAGTCCGGGTTGGACGGCTCGTAGGGGATATAGCGGAACGGGTGATTGACCATCCGCTGGTCGCTGATGGCGCGCATCAGGTTCATCCGCCCCGCGCCGTAGTCGAGCAGTTCGCCGACACGGTTGGCGTTGATGATCTGCGCGACCATCGGCGCGTACGTCAGCGACGCAGTGCCGTAGTCGTAT